GTCCGCCGTGTTGGTGGACTTCATCGACTTGTTTCTGATCAGGTACTGTCGTACCGACTCGATGAACCGTGTGTCGCTGATCCCGTCCCCGAAGAACTTGTCCTCAATCGCCTGCTCAAACGTCATACCACGTTTGTTGGCGAGGTCGTACTCGACGTCAACATTACCTCGGGGGCTACGTGTGCCGAAAGCGTCTGGGTTCGTACGTGCGTCGACTACGGCCTTACCGATGAAGTCCCGCTGTGACTGTAGCAAACTCTTGAACGCTGTGTTCTTCCGTAAGTACTCCAAGTTGCTGGATACAGACGAACCCTCGTACATGTTGTTGAACCGACGTTCGATGTTCTGAGAGATATCCTCAGCCAGCCCTCGGTGCCGGTCTACCAGTTCGATTGACATGTCCTGGTTAATCTTGGCAGCTTCACGGGCCGCGTCGTCTTGGATCACATCCGCCTTGTCCGCGATCTCTCCCCGGATCTGGTTGAGTCGGGTTCGCTGAGCTGGTGTAAACATCAACGCCTGCAGGCTGTCCTCATCCAACCGCAGCAGGGCTTCCTGTGCGGACTGGGGTTTAACAAAGTCTACCCCTTCGCTGAGTTCCTCGAACGTCTTGTGCCACTGCTTCAGTCCTGCCTTGCGGGAGAAGTCCCCGGCAGCATTCATCGCCGTAATCTCACCCACATCTGTACCGTCGACCTTGTCGATCTTTGGCATCCATCGGTCTACCTTGTCCGAGTAGTTCCGAGTGATGGCACCATGCACAGCGTCAGTGATAGCCTCAGCCTGGAGTAGCGGGCTCTTGACCAGCATATCATCGAGTTTGCTAAGCAGTTGTTTGTGCCGCATTTCGATCTGGTGCCGTTGAGTCGGCTTGAGCATTAACAGCTCGGCCTTCTTACCCTTGTCCTGCTTGATACCGATGTAGAGTTCTTTGCCATCCTGAACGTGGGCGATAGCCTGATCGTACTCGTTGCGGAAGGTAAACATCTTGCGGATGTTTGGGTCGAGGATGTTGTTGCTGTCAACGAACGTCAGGTTCGCTGGGTCGAGGTTAAGTACCCGCTCCGTACCGTCAGCGTTCGGGGTGTAGCTCGTGTAAGACTTCCACCACCCGCGACCGGGTTGTACCCCCGGCATGTCGCCCTGCTTGACCTGAGACGCAAGGTGGTCGACGTACGCATTGAACCGAGCAATGAACTCGTCCTTGGGCATGAACTTGTCGAACGACGTGTACGTATCCTCGGCCTTGAAGATGTCTCGCACCAACCGTTCGGTGCCGTCAGGGTTCAACCCGTCCGGAACATATCGGTGTGGTTTGAGAGCGTCGGCAATGTCCTGAGCTGCACTGACCCGGACCCTACCGGCCGCACCAGTCTTGGCAAGATGCTGAGCCACGTCGTGTAGGGCGTCTGGAAGTAGGCTCGTGTCCGACAGTCTACTGGCGTCGATGTCGGCTACGCCGTCCAGTACGTTAGCCCGTATTTCTCCGACAACAGCTCCATCTCTAGCAACCGTGTATACCCCCGGCTGTGTGCTGTACGCTCGGGTGTCTGTCGCGTTGACTGGACGCATCTGCTGCATCTCTTTGAAGACGTCCTCCGGAGTCTTACCAAGGGCCTCAGCGAACTCCTGGATGTGCCGCATACCAACGTAGTTCGGTATGTAGTTGGGGCCATCGTCGGCACCAACTCCAGTAGCCAGATCGTTGATGCTACGTACGAGGTTCTGCCACTTGTTGTCACGGTACAAGTCCGTGACTCCAGTCGTACCATCCTTAAATGCCTTGTACAGCATCTCACGACCACCAGTTGCCTGCAACGTCGACGCAAGACTGGCGTACTTGTTTCTCACCCAGGAGTGATGGGCCAGTCCGCCGATCTGTTCAGCTCGGGCGAGGTCAACACCTTTACGACGGTGAGTGAAGTCGATGTACGGGTCCATCAGGTCCCCGATGTTACCACCGAGTTCATGTACCTCATCCTTCAGCGTATCGCGGAACCCCTTCATCTGCAGCATGACGTCCTGGACTTCTTGTGGGATCTCCACACCCTGACTCAGCCACTGCTTCTTTGGATCAAAGTCGAAGTCGTTGTAGATGGTATCGTCGTTGACCAGCTTGACCTTCGTGCCAGTGGACGACCGGTCGATCCACTCAACCTCCTTAAACCCGTCTGAACCCGCCGGGGTGACGAGGTCTCCCTGCTTCATACCAGCATTGGCCGGGTCGTACGTGCCTTCCCAGAACCGGGTGAGTTGATCTTCCCGAGCCCGTGTCACGAGGGGTGAATCATCGGCCAACCAGTTAGCCGGATCGGTCATGTCAAGATCGTTGTTCCGGTTCAGGTTGAACCCGCTCCGGTTGGCGGTCTCAACGATGTCAATGCTCATCGTGTTGGCCAATTCCCGGGCCGCGTCTGCTGTGACGGTAGCCCGTTCTTTGATACCTTGAGCGTACACATCGGTGACGCCACCGCTCGGTGCGTTGAACAATGCCTTGACACCACGGTTGGCGTTCTTAGCCCAACCAGTAACCCGGTCCTTCGTGACCTGCCCGATCTTACCCGGCAGCTTGTCGAAGACGTTGACAGCTCCGTTGGCCAAACCTTTCACAAGGGGGTGAGCCCGGTCAACCAGGCTGGCCGCACCGGTAGCCATCTTCGTGCCCTTGGTCAACGGGCCGAATGGGTCAAGCAGTACCTCAGTGGCGAAACCAGCGAGGTCGCGTAGACCTTCACCGGGGTCTGACAACCAACCGGACATGCCAGTCTCACGGTTGGCTCTCATGCCGTACTTCTCAAGCAGTTGTCTGCCCGATGTGCGGTTCTTGTCCGTAAGAGGGGACATCCACTGGTCGAACGGGTTCTGCCCGGCGAGGATGTCTCGGATCGACGAGCCCGGTAGGTCGAGGAAGTTACCTACGGACGCGACGGCCCCGAGACTAGCCCCACCCACCGCACTCAACGTATCCATCAGTCCTATGTCTTCGGACTGTGGCTGCTGAGTTTGCTGAGGCTGGAGCTGGTTCTGCGGTACAGCGTTGAGGAGCTGGGAGATGGTAGGCATATTATGGCTTCATTGGGTTTCTAGGAAACTCAGTTCCCCCGATTGATGGGGCGTCCTCACCAACGCTCGACCACATGCTGGTGTCCGGTCGAATGTGTCCTTTGAACTTCGCCCACCAACTCCTCAACTGCTGTGGGGTCGGTGTTGCCATACCTGCAAGTTCTTTGTACATCGGACCGAATGTTTCAGTGTGTGCCGCGTCCGCCCCGGATAGCCCTTCAAACCCGTACGTCATGTCGAACGGGTCGTAGCTTGACGTACCGTGGCCAGCCTGCATAGCTACGGCAGCAGCGTGAAGGCTCTGGAGTTCGTTATCGCCAAGGTCCTTCCCGTCCTGAACCATCTGCTGGATTCCAAAGTGGACGCCTTGGATGTTGTCCGGGGATTCGGCAAGACCCGCAGCAAACATTGGGTCCGGTGGTATGGCGGCACCGTCCGGTGTCTTTCCGCCTTCGGCCATCACCTTCAACGTGTCTCGTGCGGCTTGACTACTTTGCGGTGTCACGACCCCACCCGGCCGAAACCTATCAGTCGCTGCAGACATCGGGTTCTCTGGGGCCGGGGCTTTGCTACTCTGCGGGGGCATCATGTTCGGGTACAAACTTCCGGCCATAGAGGTGCCGCCCGTTATCGGGTTACCCGATCGGCGTAGAGCTTTTTCAGCCCGTAGCTGCATCCGGTAGTTAGCTTCCATTGGGCTCAGCCTGCCCTCTCGGACGGCCTTCATCGTCAAAGCGTTATTGCCATTGCTGCTACCTGTCATCCGGTCGTATTGCTTGTAGCTCATACCACCGTTGGCGTCCTTAAAGGCTTGGTGCTTGGCGGCCCGTGCTGCGGCTTGTGCGTCGGCAGCAGCACGGCGTTTCAGCTCAGCCTCAGGTACGTTCAGGTTGTTACGGTCTCGCAACGCTTCACGTTCGGCCTTGCCTGCTGTCTGTGCTTGGCGAGCAGACTCCTGCGTACCAGTGAAGTACACGACCTTACCGTCGGCTGTACGTACAGCCCGGCCTTCTGCGAGGGCGGTAGCATCCGCGTCCAGCCCGGCTCCATACGCCCCTCCGAACCTGCCACGACCGTTAGTCGGATCGGCTGCAGCACCCCCTTCAGCGAGTCGCTGGGCGTTCGCCTGAGAAGAGGCGATGTTTCTCTCAGCAGAGGCTCGGTTCGGATCAGCAACATACCCTACGTTGCCGTTGTACCCAGCCACTGTTGGGGCAGTTACCCCGTTAAGGTCCTCCGGCTGGATCTTCCGGAAGTTCTTCGTAGCCCCACCAGACGAAGTAGCTCCCGGCTCAAGCATGATGTCCTCCTGCCGGTTGCCCCGATCAATCTCGGCTTGCAGAGCAGCGATATGGGGGTCGCCGCCGGGTATCGGTCGCATCGGGTTGCCAGTGCTGGGCGTGTTCGGCCCGTCGTACGTGTACAGTGGGTTGTTGGCACCCGGGGCCGCGTACCCCTGGGCTCCACCGTACATCGGCTGACGTCTAGGACCCCCGCTCGGTTGCAGCATCTGAGACAGGCTACCGCCGATGCTGGTAACCAACCCGTTCAACCCCTGTCCGACGCTGTTGATGAACCCGCGTAGACCGGGGGACCCCTGGATTGCTGCATTCTGGCCGGGAGCTGCGAACCCCGCCCGTTGAGCAGGAGGCACCTGCGGAACACCCGGACGGTCTCGGTGGTACTGCTCGATGTTGTCCTGAGCGAAGTTAAGCCCGTCACTCATCGCCCCCAAACCTCGACCGATGAGGCCAGGTATTGGAGACGTTCCGCCGATAGGTTGACCGTTAGCCCCGGGAGCCGCGTAACTCTGCTGACCACCGTACATCGGGTTGGTACGGTCCTGCCTGATAGCGTCCAACGCGGCTGCTGCCCGGTCTAGTACATCCTGGTTCTGAGGGTTAAACGACTGTGCCTGTGGCTGGTTGGCGGCGTACTGCATCCCGTTGTACCCTTCGGGGTACGGGTTACCGTTTTCATCAAGGTCGTCCACGCCCTTGATGAAGTCTAAGGTGTTGGGGTCCTGGCCGTGATCTATCCGCCACTGCTGCTGGAAGGTGGGTGGTGGAGGTGGCACGTAGTCAGGGTGCCCCGGGTAGTACCTCATAGCCTTGTGCATGGCTGGCCGGGCCGGTGCCGTTGGTGCTGTTGACCGGGGGGTCAAGGTACGTCGCTTCCGAAATATGTCTGCCATGATTCTCTCCGTCAGGAAAATGTTGAGCCGGGATTGTATCGGGCTTGACAAGGGCTGTCTAGTGGAAACATGGCGACCCTGCCCCGATCGGGGCAGGGCCTTCCCAGGCCACGTTGTGGGGTCCAGCTATTTATCCACCGGACACCCGACCGTAACTATGCTTTCAGTGTGTATCAAGACTGGCACGGAATTCGCCGGACCCGTATCCCAACTCAACTCCGTAGTATTCGATCAGGAAGTCCCGGCCCAGTTCCCACTCGCTGCGGCTCCACCCCAACGGGTGCTTCTCGTGGTAGAATAGTGGGGACTTTATCCAGTGGAACGGGGTGTTGGCCAACTTGAAATGTAGCGGGAGCCAGTAATCCCAAGCTGGCTTTCCGATCCCGAATGGTGCGTCGGGGACAGTCCTTGCCAGTTCAGGAGTCATCAGGAAGACGTCCAACCCGGATGGTTCTCGAACAGCCTGGACTCTTCGGCCTGCGTAATAGTTGTGCCGGATACCGATCGTCAGGGAGTCCGAGTGATCCATCGCCCTGTCTATCAGGCTGGCGTTTCCATCAATCTCGATGTCCGAGTTGATCAGCATGAACTGGTGGCCGGTGTCTATCCCGGCTTGTATCAGTGACGACACGAACTGCGTCTTGCGGTCGTATATCGTCGTCATGTCATCGCATGGTGCCGTAGTAACTCCTGCTGGGAGATCCATGCCGTCGAGTTCTTCCGTAGTGTTCACGACGACCACGTTGAGACCGATCTGTAGCCAGGATCGTAGACACAGGAGTTGACGTTCGGCTCGTGCTGGGTTCGGGTTCATCGACGTAACTGCCGAACAATACCCTGAGAGCTTCTGCGGACTGCGAGATCCTGGGTTCTTCTGAGCCTTGGCGTCGTCGATAGCACCATCCAACAACCAGTTGGCCCCCACAGCCAGCACGTCGTCAGGGGTATTCTTGAGTACCGTCTTGAAGATAAACGACCCGTCAGCCACTGCAGACATGAGAACGTCTCTGTTGGCCACAAGAGCCGATACGATCTCGGGTCGGTTCCGTTCACAACCTCTGACCCCCCAGCTATTCATTTTTGACTTCAGAGTACTGCAGCCGCACCCCTTTGAGGACTTGACTTTGATCAAACCTTCGATGCGTGCTTCCAGGCAGTCCCCCACCGGTTCCTTCGGGAGGACTGCAGGTCTTGCTTGGCGAGTTGGTTTGTCGGGGGGAGTCTTCTCGACCGTAGGGTCAAGCAACCGGTCGACGCGGTTCTTGTTGACCTTACAGATCATCTGAAGCGTTGGCTTCATCGCGAGGTTTCGTACTGTGCAAAACCCGGATGCCTCGCATTGACACTTATCCACGGGGGAATTCCTTCTCTACCTGGGCGTTGAGGTCTTCCTCCCAGTGGTCCACCGATGCTTCGCCCACAGCCTCAGCGAAAACCCGGAAGTAATGAATACCGAACTGTGCTACGACCGGTAGCAGCAAAACAATCAGTAACCTTCTCATCAGCAGTTGTCCTCCAACTCATAGATCATGACATCACTGACCTGATACCCCCATACGTTACCTTCAGTGAAACCGCCGATCACGTCTAAGACGGCGGGGCAGTCACAAGTGAGAATGGTGTAAGGAACCACTTGCCAGGTAGGATAAGCATCATCGTTTACCCATCGGTAATATATACAATACTGGCAACCAGTACATTCGCAAACCAAAATTACCTCCAGCGTGTCTGCTCGTGTGCCACCCATTGGGATTGGGAACGTCCCGGACACGCTGCCTCGGTAGCCGGGGAACGGGTTAGGTGACCAAGGGGAACATGATATCGTTGGCTCGTCGACCATGCCATACGTCAAGTCAAACGTCCTTGACGCACTGCCATGAGTTCCGTTGCCCGACGACCAAACGACACGTAGGATAGGCCCCATCGGTCGACCACAGATACAGTCGCCAATTCCATCTGGGCAGTCACACTTCTTGCAGCGGACCGTTATCTCACTGCCGTCTTCCAGGACAAGGGTAGCCTCCATGTCCGCACACCCAGGAGCGGGAATGGCGGGTTGATCATACCCATTAACTGTTGGGGTGATTACACAGGCCCCGTACTCGTCATGTCCCAGAGCAAGAGACAAATCAAAGCTACCAACAGTCCCTTCCCACACTGGAGGGTCACAAGGGTACGCGGTGTTTGCCAACGTACCTTCATACGTGTCGATGAAGTCGCTGTACCCATACGTCAACACTTCCCGTACGTCGACGCATAGCTCCTCGCATGTGCATTCACAGTCATCGCAGTAGTGTACCTTGCAGTAGCTGTAGTCGTCGTCTCGGTAGTGCAGCGGTCTGGGCTCGTACTTCGTCCAACTGATCACGCCGGTATCGTAGTACCCGATCGTGGCTACCGCAGAGTCACTGGAGTCTCGGCACGATTGGCCGTACTCGCATGACTTGCGGTAGACCTCGTCTTCGTCAAACGTGACAACGAACTCGCAGTCACCTAACTGGGGGATTGGTGCCTGCATCATGACAACGCGAAAGCCTATGTTGTTTGCTTTCGTTGTCTCCGCCACCGTCTGTCGACTTGCTGACCGGCACTGGGCTGCGGTAGAGTCCCAACCCCCTCCACGTATAACCTGCTCCCCCTCGACCGCGTCCAACTGGTCGTTCTGTGCCCACTCCCATACGTTACCGTGCATGTCGTATAGGTTGGAGGTGTTGGGGGACTTCAACGAAACGTCATGGGTCTCTGCCCCACTGTTATCCTCGAACCATCCGTACGTCGGCAGGTCCACAGGGTTTGCCCCGAAGGAGTACGCTGTGGTTGTACCTGCCCGGCACGCCCACTCCCACTCAGCTTCGGTTGGTAGCCGGTACGTTCTACCCATCGCTATTTCCGATGGGCGGGCCGACAGGGTCGAGCAAAACGCCAATGCGTCGGAGTAGGATACCATCTCCACCGGACGACCTGACCCGGCGAAATGACTCGGGCTTAGCCCGCGTACTGCCAAGTACTGGGCCTGCGTGACCTCTGTCGTTCCGATATTAAAAGCCTCAACCGTCTTGGAGACTTGATCCTCGTTGGACAGTCTACCTGTCTCGGACCCGGGACTCCCCATCATGTACGTACCGCCAGCGATTGGGGCGAACGACATGCCTGCTGAGTTAGCACTGAGCGGGGGAGTTACATCCGGGAGGATCTCTCGCTCCCATCTACCTATCCACGTTGCACCTGCCACGGACCCGGACCAGTACGTGCCAAAGAACGTGGCAAAACCTTTCTTGGTCTGACCGTAATCGGGGTTCCACTCAAGACAGTAGCTACAAGCGATGACTGCACAGCACCCGTCCGTCTCATCGGTGCAGGAGTTTGATACCCGCTCGCTGCACTTCTTCAACGCTGTTGGTACGCCGGGTTTCCAGTACTCAGGTCCCATTACGCACACTCCGGCTGACCACAGACATTATCGACAATCCACTTAGGCTCACAGTACCCGCTCCTCGGATAGACGTACGTGGCACTCCCCTTGATCCCTCCGGATTCAAGCCAAATCTCGGTATAGTAGTTCAGGATTCCACAAATGTCTTCAACAATTATGTTCCCGTACTCATCTTCTCCGGGAATCGGTTCGTCGCAGCCGCCAGTGAAGTGGGTAACATTAACAGTAAGGGTTTTCGTGAGGTCCTCATTGCATGTTACGGAGGTGATGTCAAACCAGATCCGGTGACCGCCCCCGCCAGTCCCTCCACCCCCAACTTGGACGACAACGCCGACTCCCGCAACCGCCTGTTTCAGTACGCGGAACCCGGTGCCTTCTGACGTCATCTGCCAAGAGGCTTCTACAGGTCCCACTTCCCGGCCGACGGAAGACCCATCGAGCAGAACAGTTCTCGGGCGATTCCACACGAGGGACTCGCCACGCTTTGTGCTGGCAACGGGTACCGGGCCGTTGACGAAGAACAGCCCCGTAGTGCCGTCTGGCTTTAGGGCGTGACTGGTAGTGTCGTAGTTCGTCCGAAGTTGGATAACTCCGTACGCGGGTATCTCAGCTCCTGCGTCGTTTATCCACGGAATGACTGCCGACAGGTCAACTTGGGACCTGTTGTTAACTTGGCTTCTGTCAATCATTACCGTCCCTCAGTTTCGTCTCGTACACCTTACTCCGCTGGATATGCACCGCTGATTTCATGGCCCGAAGATGAGCCACCCTCTGTGCTCTCGACGGTACCTTCTTGTCGAACTCGAAGTTCCTCGAAGCTGTCGTACGGTTTACAGCGTGCTCGTGCTCGCCGCAAGTCATGATGTGTTTAACCTGCTGGATCGCTCCGTCACACCGTAACATCAGCTTTGGCTGGTTGTACGCGATGTACTGACTTGCCGACGTGGCGAACATGCCCGCTGCTGCGGAAGCTGCGGCCACGCCTAACGCGATGAGTGACGCAGCGTTCGTGCTGAACGCCGTTATGCCGTGGCTTGTATCGTACGACACGATTGTCTCGGCTCGGTCTTCGTGTCGAATCGTGTAGTACCCAGTGCCTGTAGGCTCCGCGTCGACGTCGTATTCGTAGTGCCGCCACGATCCGTTGGTTGAGTTCCGGATGCGGATGGTTACTTCGATCCACAAGTCTGCTGGCTTGATGTCCGATCCGTCCATGTAGTAGATCGGTTCCTCGAAGAACAGCATCCCGTTCTCACCGTCGAACCTGTACCGTCGACCGGTAACTTTGTCTCCGATGACAGTGTTCCCCCCAACGAACGGCTGGGCCTTCTCGTCCGGCATCTGGAAGTACTTACCGTACACCCGGAGATTCTCGTACGTCTCGTCTGGTCGGAAGTCTTCTGTGCTGAGGAGCCTGCCTTCGATCGGTAGGATCTGATCGAGGGATGTCAGCGTCTCAGACCCGTCGGGTACGTCCCAAGTACCGTCGGCAAAACCTTTCACTCGGTAAGCCGACCGGACGTATGCTGCCGCCTCGACCTTCTGGTCTGCAGTGAGGGCGACCGTGGCCTCATTCAGGCTGTAGGGGGCTACTCGTTCCCAGCCAGCCGCTGGTTTGAATGACAGACTGTCAATCAGTTTCCAGGACCCATCGGTGTCCAGCCCAACGGCTTCCATCTTCAACCGTACCTGAGCTACCGAGTCCCCGAAGCAGTTACGCATGTAGCGGGGAGCAAGTTTCGGATCAATCGTAGCCGACCCTACGAACATGTCCGTCGTAGAAAGGGTCGCCCCGGTGCCGAGCTTCACCACAGTGACAGACTCAGAGCCAAACCCAAGGGCGACCGAGTATCCATACTCAGTCAAGAGTGCTTCCAATACCTCAACCACGTCGTCGCATCGCCACGAAACGGGAGGATAGATATCTGTTGGTAGGGCTGATACGTTAGCCGTAGCCTCCCCGAGAGCGGTGAACAGAAGCGTGGCAAGTTGGCGTAATGTCCTTGCCCGGGCCTTTGTACCCACTCGTATCGTGTTGTACTCGCCTGATATCGGTGCTGCTCGGGTCCACCGCTCACGTCGGTCGAGGACCTTGAGCATCATGTAGAACCCATCGTCAGTGTACCGCATTGATCCGAGATCGACAACACAGTTCGGTAACGTAATCGTTGTCACGTCCCATGTAAGTGTCAAGGTGCCTGATGTTGGCAACGCAGTGACTTGCGGGTTGAACCGGAGTACAGCCACGTCTGGGCTGAAGCCTAAGCCCTGGTTGTACTCAGCTTGAACCGGATCAACCACTCCAGTGAATGACCACGTCATGCCAGTGCCTCCACGGTAGGCACAACGAACGCACTGAACCCTTGAGCTACTGTTGCCTCCATAGCGTACGACCAGGCGGTACCGTACATCTCAGCTCCGCCGACAACAATGTCCTGGGCGTCTGTGTACTCGACGGTACGCATCTCTCCGTGCTCGATCGACGGGTACAGGACATCCGCAGGTACTGGGAATGTTGACCGGCCGATAGCCTCGCCCTCCTGAATGTACCAGAACGATGTGGCGGTCTGCAGGATCTGAGCGTCTGGTGAGCCAACCATCTTGGGAGAGTATCTCCACTTCGGTCCGCCAGTACCCTTTACCGTCAGCTTCTGCTTCAGTGCATATAGCCCGTCACCGACCCGTATCTCGGCTCGCAGCACGAGAAAGAAAGTTCGGGTGTTGGTGTACTCTACCCGACCACCCCACGGTCCGTTGATGAACGACGGTGGGACGACGACCTTCGTGCCGCCGAATGTTTCTTCGTTGAAGACGATGTGTCGCGTTGGTGTAACACCATCGTCGTGGTACATGCCGAAGTCCTGGTAGTCGACGTTGTACGCCTCGGTCAGGTCGAACAGGGCATCGGTCAGGTTCTGCTTGGTGATCTCCGGGTCCGGGTCATCAGCGACCTTCTTGACCCCGACGATTGTGTACTCAATGATCTCGCCCATGCGTCTGTTGAACTTGTCGACAATCCACTGTATCGAGGTGCGTACCATCACCTCGTCTGGGTCATGTGAGTAGCTGCCGTACGTGAAGATCATAAGTGCCACCGCTCGAAGTCTGACGTGTTGCCTTCATTGTCCATGAAAGACCTGGCGACGTATGCTTCTGTCGACTCAAGGTCACTACTTGCTTTGGATACCCGCAAGTCTCGGGCACCAGATACGTCCTGTCTGGGGGGTAATTGTATCAGGTCGTCTACGACTGTGAAGATGTCTTTGGGGTTCAGTGGGAAGTTCGGTGGAACAGTTACAGTTACCTGTGCTCTCGGCGTTACCTGTGCCTGCCCGGTCGACGTCTGTTTCTCCCGCAGTGCCGCAGGTAGGCCAGCGATTGTATCGAGTATCTTCGGGGTAGCAACCCGACCGGCCATAGTCTCTGGTGAAAACACCCTTGCCTCCCCGACCTTCATCGGTTGCTGGGGCTTTGGTGTTACCGATCGTCCGGCTACGACCTCGGACTTGTTCGGGGTTGCCGGTCTTCCCGGTATCTCTTCCAGTTGAGCTACGTCTACCTGAAGTGGTATGTCGGGCACGCCCGTCTTAGGGTTTGCCAACCCACCGACCTGTGTCTGCTGTTGGGCGGGTACGGCGTCCGGAGCTACTTGGCCGACGTGCTGTACCCCCTCAGATACAACTCGCTCCAGGGATATCCTTTCCAACAGATCCTTCGGCCGGGACATCGGCGGCTCCTCCATCGGAGCCTCGGCCAACAAACGGATCAAATCGCTTATCTCGTCCATACAGCACCACCCATTCAATCAGCATTCTGTTGCGGTTCCACAGCTCGTCCTGCATTGGGCAGTCGTACCTGTACCTCCAGTAGTGCCGCCACGTCTTCGACCAACGTCCGTTCGACAGTCCGTTAGGTTCTGACCAGTGGCCCTTGAGGCACCCGCTCTGAGTCTCACACGGCACCTTCATGCCGAACGGGAGTAGAGTAGGCTCCCCGCTCGGTCCGATGTACAGGGAACCGTCGTCATGGTTCACGCAGTACTTCCGGCACGTTGAACAGGACATCACACTGAGACCGGGGTTGGTAGTGTGGAGCTGGATGCTATCGCTGAGGTCCTGAAAGTCCCGGGACTCGTCTTTCGACGTGTACCCAAGAATAACATTGACCACTTCATTTTTGTGGTTCTCCGCTTCGGACAGGTCGCCATAGACATGGCTCTGGGCAAGCCTGTCCCACGCCTTACCGGGATTCTCTGTGGCGTACTGTTTCCAGTCACGTTTCTCGGGCCACAACATCGGGCGGCAGAAGACGCCCGGTGCTGCTTCCTGTGTGAACCCGTCATCAAGGTATGCTGGTATCATGCGTTAGTCAGTACAACATTGAAGGCTGCGACAGCGGATGTGCGGTGGGCTTCCCAAGTCATGGGCAGTCGAATCTCTTCAAGCGAGCCTTCGATGGATACACCTTCCGGAATGAACACCGCATTAGGGAACGTGATCGTCACCGTATCGGTACCGTTGTTGAGAACCAGTACGTGGTCGTCTCCAGAGTTGACTGCGTCTCGGTTAGTCCAGTACAGGGCTTTGGTAGCTGACGTGTATGGGATGCTTGTGGCGAGCAAAGTCTGGCGAGGACCGTTGCCAACGTCTGTCACTGTGACAGACGAGTTCCACGATGGGATGAGCTTGTTGTCAATGACAAAAGCAAACCTGTCGAAGTCAACTGCCGTTGCGTTGATGGTGTACGTTGCACCCGGGAACGCAAAGATGTTGTCGACGGTACCGTCTACCCACGTTGGGGTGCCTTGGGTTTCGTTTGTGGCGACCCATTGGATCTCCAGAGAGATCGGAAGGGTACCCGTCTGACCCCGCAGGATGAACCGATTGACCCGGCATCCGGTGAAGCTGTGGATCGCCCCGACCGCGTCGACGTCGATGTTAATCGTCGTTGGGTCGGCTTGGTTCGCAGTGTACGTACCCGATACGTTGGTCAGTCCCGCCAACGGCAGTAACTCCACCAAGATCGGGTACGTGATATCGTGGTACGTCGTGAACGCGAACTTGCGTCGACCGGAAGCTGTCCGCTGCAGGAGCGGGTCTCGGTTACCGCAGTTGGCGTCAGGGTTCTGCACACGTTCAACTGAAGACTGATTCAGGAACTTGGCGAAGCAGAACTTCTTCCCGTTGACCATCATACGGGCGTTAACAGGAACTGAGATTGTCATCTGTGGTGCCTCACCATAACTTGGAATGTAAACAACGCAACCTGTTGGTCGTGTCTGATAAGACTCTGGGCTTCCGCAGACAACCGTTTGATGATGTGTACGACGTAGGGATCGTACACTTCTACGTCAGCGTCCTGCAAGAACGGATTGGGTATTGCGAGAAGCTGGGTTCGGATGGCGTCCATCCAGTCCATGTACGTTCGAAGTGGACCCGACGTTTCGTAGTTTGACATGTCAAGAATCTGAATGGCGATACGTACGACCTCATCGTCCGCACAGTTCAGTCCGGCACCTATGGTAGACTCTACCGGGAGCGATGTTATGCGTATGGCTGGGAGGGCAATGTTCTGGAGACCGTTCTCCCCTCTACCTTGTTCAACCGCTTTCCAGACCTGGATGGTTCCCGGATTGATAGTCCGTACAACCTCACCCTGACTGGCCACGAACTGCCGGTTGGCAGCCATACCTTTCAGGACGAGCTTTGTACGGTTCAGGATGTTCCACTCTGGAGCTGCCATTACTCGTCGGCCCCTACGTCTGTAAGTAAGTCTCTGGTCTGCTCAAGCACTACCATCTTCTTTGCGAAAGCACCCTTGGTAAACACTTCTATCGAGTGCTTATGATCTGTCTTCTGCTTCCCGATCGTAATCACCCCGATCTCACACCGTCTGAGAATCTCGACGGCAAGATCAGCGGTCGTTACCCACTCAAGGTCAGGAACTTGCTGAGGCATGTCCAAGGTCTTGTAGGCGAAGTCCATACCATTGAGAGATCGACGACTTTGGTCTGACACGTCTAGCGTCAGCGGATTTAGCTTCGAGGTAGGCTGCTGCAAGCCGCGTTTTGGACGTAAGCATTTCAGAATGATTGCCAACAGGTTTCGCACCGTACTCGTCCTCCGCTAATCGTGCAACAAGAATCTCCATCGTCGCATCGGCTGTGTCGATGAGACTTGACGCCGTGTATGACACTCCAGTAACCGCTAACGTCGCATTGGACACCCGGCAGGTGGTAGACGTTAACCGCTCAACAACTCGGACCTCAGTACAATCTCTGTTGTACCGGATGTCACCGGCCTGTGTATCGCCCCAGTTACCTGTCGGCGTCTGCGTATCGTTGTTGGCGATTCTCAGCAGTACGTTGGCACCGGCCCATAGGGCCGTAACCACTTCTTCAGAAAACGTCGCCACTCCAGAAGCCACCGTAACTGTTCCACGACTCTCTCGTGTAAGGACATCGTTGGGTCTCCGTGCCTTGTACATGTACTGCAGAACAACGTCCTGCGTTTGCTCCGTTGGAATCCACATGTTCCAACACTGGGGGTTATTCGAGTCTGCAACCAAGGCGTAGCTGGTTGGCAGCATTGGTGACCAGGCTAAACCTTCCTGAAGCTGGAACGCTTCGACGAGGTTTAGCCGCAGCATCTGTATGTTCTGGATACCCTCGATAACTTGCAGCACATCTCCCACGTCCTGCGGGAGTGGGTACACCACCTGTTGGATCAGGTAGGACTCGTCATCGAGATTCTCGACTGGGTGTTTGCCAGCGTATAGCTCGATGACTGTGCTGCTCGTTCTCTTGTAGATCGGGTACCAGTTATCGTTCAACCTGATGTGGCGAGACGTGGCGTTTGTCGGCCACGTCCCACCGGTCAGGGTTACTTGCCGAGTTGAAACACTGAAGTCGACGGTGCCCGTGGTTTGTCCTGCGTAAGTCAGGAGAGTACCCATCCGATGGAAGTACGCCCACTCGTGCAGGGTCATCAGGCGTGCCCACGCTGACAGTACCGCATTACGAACCTTTCCCTCCAGCCAGCCAGAGAGTGGTTGGTTAATCGCTACTGACATATGGGACATCATGTCGTCAACTGTGATCACCCGAACGTCTCCTTGTGAACTTGGTCAAGGCTCGTCGCTGCGTTCATCAAATCCTCGCCCGACATTGGTCGAGAGTGGTTGTGAAGAATCTCAGCTTCAAGGTCCCGATCGTCAACACCTTCGTACGCGGGCAGTGCCCGGTACTCTGACTTATACCGGGCCATTGCCACGTCGTTCATGGCGACCTTCTGACCTTCAGGGCACTGCTGCTCTGGATGGTTCTCCCAGTCACCTTCGACCCACTCGTTACGATTCTTCATCGCACGCTTAACGTCCGACAAAGTATTCTTGTGGGTCACGATACAGTCCGGGTCCCCGGGGTACTTGGCTAAGCCTCTGTAAACCACGGCGTCTTCCGGAAGGTTCTCACCCGTCTTCATCTTGTAGTTCTTACGGTACAGGTCGAGCATGGGCTCGCAACCTTTGAACTGATCAGAGACGGACTTCGTGTTGGCCTGGAGGACTCGGTCATCCACGCCAGTTCTCGGTGGAGTCCGGGTCGCAAGCGTTGTCGCCATAGATACGGACTCACCATTAACCAGCATACGTTCGAACGCCTCGACCGCATGAGGTCCTGCAGCTACGACAGCGTCATACGCGAGGTTATCTCTCAGGGTTGCGAAGCGACTCATGGGCTCGATTCCGATACTACAACTTCCCCGGTGACTTCCCCGGTTGGTTCGGGGGCGACTTCGGGGGCGACCTCTCGCTCAAGCACCGGGTGCGGTTCGTCCACCTCGACCGGTTCGGGGATAGCAAGGGATGCTGAGACAGTGCCCAGCTCCTTACCGTCAAGCCCAAGAACCTTGACAGCCAGGCCCGAGTTGTACGCCAGCGAGATCGCAGTCTGGGTATCTGCCGGGGAACCATCGGAAACAACAGTTAACGTAAGCATCACTTACCTCTATTCTTCGCAGCCTGCTCTGCAGCCGCTGCCTGGATATCCTGCTGCTCTTGCAGGTGAACCATTTTCTGCAGGTGAGCCTCCTCCTGCATACGAACTTTCTGGCGGTTGAACAGGTCATTCCACTGCATCTTCTGCTGTGCGGGAGCCGCCGCTCCTCCTTGTTTGTACTGAGCATCAACCAGTCTTGCAACTGTCTTCGCTTTAATCTCTTCAGTTTGAGCCGCAGTTTTCTGAGACTCAAGGGCAGCAGCCTGTTGCTGAGCCTGAAGCATAGCCGGATCTTGCTGGGGTCTCCAGTCTCCGAAGAAGAAGTCCTGAATGTCACGTATCTGGGCAGCCTCACCGAACCGAGCGATGATAGCATTCATCGGCTTGCTATCGCCCGTGTCCGTTGCATACTGCTGTGCTGCCGGGATGAGGAACTGACTGATCTGCTGCAGGTCTGACATGTCCTTGTCACGGTTAGGTCGTCTCATGTCGGTCGCCTCGACCCACACCTCTACCTCACGGCACAACTCTTCGAAGGGCATGGCCCCCAGCATCGTGTCCCACGCCATAGACCCCCAAGGGCCGAGTAGGCCCCTGAGCTGTTCGCCCTTCATGTACATAGCCGCAAGCCACAGCTCCTTCGTGGAGACGTTGACTACGAACTTGTGGACATCGGTTGCCATCTTCTCTGGCCGGACGTTGGCTGCGTTCTGCTTGGCGTTTACGTCGGCACTAACGCGGGCCTGCTTCTGGCTAACCCCGTAGTGAATGTCGTCGAGCCCCGTTGCCATCTGGAACTGATTGTCGAGGTACTGCAGCCAATCCAACAGGTTGCCTTGGATGTCAGGCCGCTGCAGGAAGGACACAACGTCCTGAACTCGCACGTTCGAGACGGGGTTGATCTTGATAATGGCGGGGTTGTTCTCGCCCTTGATTGCCTGCTCAACCTCCTGCTCATACCCGTTGTAGATGGCGATGATATCTCGCCGTCGATCCCAGCTCATTTCGAGATGGGTGACAAGCAGGATATTCATGGCCAGCAACGAACCGATGCCTGGGCCGAGTACAGCCATAGGCCACGTAGTGTTGATGACTGGGTAGAAGTCCATGACCTCGACAGGCCACTTGCGGTCCTTCCACAACTCACAGACCGAACCGTACCGAGCTGTTCTCCACTTCAAGGCTTCAAGGATTTGCTCAGGTGTACCCTGTGCCATCAAGGCTGGAGGCATGTTAAGCGGGTGCGGCACCGTCCGACATAGACATAGGTAGCAGTTGTCCCCGGTCAACCTGTCGATGGCTTGACCGTAGTCCCCGTGTACTCCAGCAACTCGGGCTCCGATACCCCCTGTTGACCAGACCTCGTACCACTCGACTTGGTCTTGATACAGGGTCTGGGTGTCGGCCTGTACGGAACCCTTTGTGGCGAACTCAAAGCTGGTGTGAGTTCCCCGTCCGTAGAGGTATCCCGGTGGGTATCCAAAGCGACGTTCAACGACCCACGCTGGTTCCTGATGTCGCCGGGCAATCCACTTTACGTCTCGTAGGATTGGATCTTTTGCATCCGGGTCGATCAACAGGTTATCAACGGGGTCGTAGAACGTACCAACGCAGGCGGCACCCGTCGCCTTGTCTTCGTATGTCTCGGTCCAGCCGCACCCTCGGCCAGTCACAAGAGCGTCCTGAACTATCATCTCATAGTCAGACTTCACCGAGCCCGGGTGTTGGCGACCGATGTACTCCAGCACGACCGTGGCAAGACTGTTACGCATCGTGCGTTGAGCTTCAGTCTGGTCCTGCTGCTGCTTAACTTGCTCAAGTAGCATCTCGTCCGTCAGGCCAAGGATCTGAGCGATCTGTACTTGGTCCGGTGTGTCTGCAGTCTTTACTTCACGGGTCGGGTTCTGCCAGTACAAGCTCGGTCCAATGATGGCCACCAGCTCGAAGGCTTTGTTCAAGCTGACCATGAACTGCGGTTGAGACACCGATGGGTAGAACTCCTTCCTAAAGGAGTCCTCCCACATGGTCTTAGCCGAGCTGCCGAGGAACTGTCGGCAGAGCTTGGCCATTACGTTGAACCGCTCCTTCGTCTTCTCTGCAGCACCGAACCGGGCGAACCACTGGTTGACCAGTGGACCCAGAACCCATCGCTGCAGTTGTTCCATGTCGAGCGGTTGCATCTTCAATCCTTAATCGGTAACACGCCGAATGCTGTTCGTGGAAGCCACGACCCGTTCTTGCGGTAGTTGTTGTTCCCCAGACGTTCATCTCCGACGAGACATACGCCTGTGATCACAACCTGCTTGCCCGTACCAACGACAGACAGGTACGACAGGTTAACCATGTTGTCTTCGCAGAACGCTAAGACCGTGGCCGGTGCGGGGACACCACTGGTTTCGTTCTGGGCGAACCACCAGACAGTGTCTCCGAGCCATACCGTGTGTGGCGGTGAGTTCTCACCGATGTCATACTGCCGTACAAGTTCTGATGATTTCATACTACGTCCTGGGGGGGCTATGGGGCACCGAGAACAATCTTGTCCTTGCGGTCGTCTTTATCTCGGCGGAAACGGTCCTGAACAAACTTCTGGTCTGCCTCCCACATGAGGAGACCGGGGTCCTTTGGGATCTGGTTCGGGGGCGGTGCGAGGAACTTCGGGTTGAACCCGGCGTAGTATTCAGCCGTATCGAGTACGTCGTGAATCTGACCCTGAGCTAACTTGTCCTGCACATCCTCCTTCGTAACGGCTTTCACCGTTGTCTCTAACTGTTTGACAAGCACGGGGCACATGTGGGTTACAACCCGAAACCGGGGTCGGCCGCATGACGTTCGTACCTGCATGAGTGTACGCAACTTCAATGAACGGTTGACCCAGACAGTCTCTCCCCTGAGAAACATATCACCCGTCAGTTGACAACGCAAGCCCGCCTTCCGGAACTCCATCTCGTAATTCTGGAATACCGTGTGGGCGTGCCCCATCGGCGTCTGGTCGCCCGCCTTGGCGTCCCCGATAAATCTGGCGTACCATCGGAAAGGGTCGGCTGCTTTGGCCCTTCTAGCCATTTCCCCAGCGTGTATGCGTGGGACCGCCATCTCCCTGAATACTATGTGGTACGGCTCCCCGTCGTCCCAGAAAGACTCAGGAGGTATCGCCACCCACAACAGTGCTGGCCGAGCGGTACCCGGGTCGAGGATTATGTCGACGCACCAGTCGGCTGGAGCGTTCCAGTTAAGCCGCCGCATAGCCTCCGTGACCTTGTCGTTCAGTGGGTGCCCGTCGCCATAGTCGACTGTGTGGATACGCTTGTTGAACTCCGGGTACGCAAGGATATTACCGACTACGAAGTCACCCATCGCTCGGGCGGTGATCTGATCTTCAGACCAACCCTCGATACGCTTACGCTTTTCGTCCTCGTCGATGAACGGGTTCTTGAACGACGTGAACTTGAAGTTAGTTACGTCGAGCTTCTTTCGGATACCGGCGTTGAACTCTTCACGTTGATTCTCGCATCGTCGATACAGGTCAAGCAGTGCCGCTGTTGAAGCGTCCGGCCATGACGTCCAGAAGATACGACCCTTACGGTCAGACAGTCGTGACTGCCACTCCGCGTAGTGACCGCTGTTCTCGATTTCTTCGTCGATCCATATCATGTTGACCGGGTCGCCACGCTTCACGGCACCGGAGGACGCAAACGCATAGACGGTCGATCCGTCCTTCATCGTCAAAGACTCGAACTGGAATGCGGCCTTGTTGGCCCATGACTCTTTCTCGATCATGGACGGCGGGATGAAAGGTGGCGATGGTTTCCTTTCGTTGACAGGAATGACATCGTCCCCCGGTACAACGCCCGGCTGCCAACACCTCCACATACCTGTTGTCTTATCTCGGACGATGTCAAACGCTCCCGGTTTGCAAAGCAGTCGGTAGATCGTCTGTCCGATGTGGTTCAACTGCAGACCGATGAGCCACATGTTGACCGGTCGGTCCATCCAGCCGGGCTCCCGCACGTAGTGCTTAGACCCGTCTGAGAACGTGATAGGCATACCGGTGAGGTACGATGCTGCCATTGCCGCCACGATAGTAGACTTACCAGATCGTGGTGCCCCCTGGACCAGGATCTCAGATGCCCCGCTAAGAACAACTTCCTCCTGGTACTTCGTTGGCCGGAACATCTCAAGGGCGTTGACCTTCTGACGTACCAGCTTGGCGGCTGCAGCAACGCCTTGTTGAAGGTCCTGCCTGTCTTTCAATGATGCTTTGATTCGTGAGATGAGGTCGCTCATACGTCGATGACCTCCACTCTCGGACCGGCTTCAATCTTATCGAGGGCTCGACCAGCCGCAGCCACAACAGCGTCTGGGTCTGCTTCGATAATCGCGTCGAGGATCTTTATCCTGAACTCAGCGTCGGTCTCGATCTGAAGCAACGCAGCTTGGCTTGCGATAGCCATGAGGTCTGCTTCGCTGACGTCGGCCAGCGGGTCCCCTGTATCACCGGCCAGCTTATCTCGTGCCTGAAAGATGTTGACCAGCATCTCGGTCAAACCTTTGGCTACCTTCCAGTCGGTCTCGTGGAAGACCTGCAGCTCCGGGTCAAGGTGTTCGCCCTTCACCCGCTTGAGGTCATCTACGATCATTTTGGCGAGGTTGCCCGCACCGCCGAGAGCTTCTTCTGCGGCCTCAGCCATGTCGAGCGTGAGTGGCCTGCCTGAGCGGCGTACCTCAGCTAATGCCTCCCTGAATCCTCGCCCGGGTTTGGCCGGGGTACTCGTGGCCAGCACAGCAATGGTGCTTGCCGTCTTTACCTCATCTTCGCAGGACATACAGAAACCTCTGGGGGAGAGTTGCTTGACCGGCATACCGCACATGCCTTTGCATATCATGCGGCCTGGGAAAACAGAAAGGGGCAGACAGGTCGAACCTGCCTGCCCCTCTGCTTGGTCTTGGTTAGTGGTCATGTCACTTCTGAGTCGCAGGTGTCAGGGGAACCTGGATAGGGTTCCCTGCACTCACAGGCTGAGCTGTAGACGTACCATGAATTGCGGGTGGAGGACTGAGCGGTAGCATAGTAGGATCACCACCTTGCATAGCCGGTGAGGGCGAAGAGAAAGAGAGAACCCGCCCAGATGCACGTCAGCACGGACGTACGTTGACGTTGACGTGCGAGAGGTGCGGCGGGTGTGTTATCAACCTTTGACGACGGAGAATGGATTCTGAAAGTAAACTCGGGCACGAGCACCGGACACCGCAGCCGTCTGACAGATCCCGCTGTGACCGAGTGGGTTGGTACCGGCAGTACCTGTAGCGAACTTGCCGGACGCGATGGTCTGCACGACAGCGTTAGCAGTGATATCTCCCACGCCGATCTCAACGTCGATTGGTCCTTCAATGATCAGCCAGAAGTATGACTGGTCCGGGACGGTTACACCGACACCGAGGAAGGGGTCAACCACGCCGTCACAGCGAAGGTTGGCACCGCTAAGAGAACCAATGGTCTTCCCAATCCCGCCACTTTTGTAAGTGACACCAAGGCCACTCCCCAAGGTTCCGCCCGAATCGTTTCGAACGAAGATGGCTTTCACGGACGTCTGCGAGTTGAGCGTCCAGAAATTTGGGAACGTCATGTTCAGGTCGCGGAAATGCTTGACCGTACCGAGGGCGTTGTCGTCCTTGACGATATCAAGTTCACCGAGTTGTTGCTGGATGTTACAGGTCATATCAATCACTCCGAAATGTGGAGAAGGGTATCAGGGAGAAAGAGCCCGGCCGGTTAAGGCCGGGCTATCAATTCAGCCAGCTATCACACTGCGATGAAGCGAGCCATGTACTTCGGCAGGAACTTGTAGTTGCCGTAGCAACTTACGTAGTACAGGTATCCAACGTCCTTGACTGAGTAGTCAGGACCCTGAGCACCGTAAATCTGGTTGTGGACGAAGAACGCTTCCACGTACTGCGGCAAGTACATGTAAGCCTCGCCGGTTGGGACAGCGTAGTCCATGCTGTAGACCATTCCGTCGACCATCAGGGTCTCGCCCGGGTAGCCGAGGTCACCGTCGCGGAACGGCATCATCTGTCGGTTGTTCTCACGGAAACTGTTTTTGAAGTCCGTGAACATTTCAGATGCCATGACCACGTTCGGCATGGCTCCGACCATTGACTGACCACCTCTGTGCAGCATCGCCGTCTGAGCGTAGCTCGTCGCAGCGATTGCGTTTGAGGCCCAGTCGGTCTGAGCAGTTCCCCAGGCGGTTGAAGCGTAGTTGACGATCAGTGGGCTCGTGCCGTCATACTCGCTTGAACCCTGACCGAAAGGCCAGTCCTTGTCCAAGTTAGCGTTCGGGCTTACAGCCAAGTCGCCAGACCAAGTTCCACCAAGGTTGCCAAGAGCACAAGACTGGCCAGCGTAGCTGCCGTTTGGTCGGGCAACCTTGTCGGCCGAAGTCACCGTACCGGCCGCGTAAGACAGTGGGGTTTTCATGCCCACGAAGTCATACACGTTGGCAGCCAGGTTACCATCCTTGTAATAAGAATGGCTGAGTCGTTCCATCATCGCCTGAGCAAGTTCTTTGGACTTGCGGGTGTACCGGTCACTGATCTGCTCAGGTGCTCCCTGAGCCTGCAGGTACTCCAGTTCCGGCAAGTAGTCGGTACCTCGGTACCCCTTCATGCCGATGTAGAACTGAATATCGGTGTCGGTGTTGACGAACTCGATTGGTTGACCGTCGATCGCCGGAACAACCTGTGGCTGTCGGACTCGGGCATTCCACATCTGAGTGTGTGATCGAGCATTGTATGTGATGCTCCCCCACTTCATCAGATTGAAGAACGTCAGGTAGTTTCGGACTGTCAAGTCAGAAACGCCCTTCCAGTACTTCGGAGCCAAGTCACGGACTTGATTGATATGTCCGTTGACGGTTGCTGCATTAAGTGTATGACCAGGCATGTGCTACTCCGTGTTATTGCGGAAGGGCTTGTAATCTGGCGAACGATGGAAGCCCATCGTTATCCAAGGTTACGTCTCGTTGTTGGGGTGAAACGCTGTTGTTAAGGAAAGTTCCCGGAGCATTAAACGCCGGGTTCTGTGCTGGCGGGTTCTGAAGAACCTGTTGCATCCAAGGTTGTGGCGGCTGTGGCTGAGGAGCCTGCTGCGTCACAGTTGTTATGTATGGGGTGGCCGCCGTCATGGCGAACTTGTGAACATCCTCGGCACTCAGGTTGTAGCTCGCAGCCATGTCCCAAGCATCGGCGTACACTTTTCCCACTGCGGATGGTGTACGTGTCCCACTCTGATCGGTCGTCCATAACACAGCCTCGTTCTGCTTGACCCACGCTTCGTGTGGTTTCGGAGTACTCTTCGCAATATCCATCTGGAGCTGCAGGTTCTGCTGCCTCAGGGCTTCCATCTCTTTCTGGAGTGGAGTCAGGTATTGCTCGATTGCCGTCTTGCCGTACTTAGCGATGAACGCAGAAGGGTCAGACAGTTCAGCCTGACGAGCCTGTGCTTCGAGGATTTGGTGGTTGAGTTGCTGGGCCAGTTGTCCAGCAGCAGGTTGCTTGGCGACCCACTGCCCGTTCTCAAGAGCCATCCAGCCGTTCTGCTGGAAAGCCATTGCCATCTTGTTGAGGTCTTCAGCCGGAGCTGCAGGTGTTACCGGTGGTGCCGGGGCTACAACGGGCTGGGCTTTGAATCGGTCAAGTTCTGACTCCTGTTGTTCAGCCAGAGTGTAGATCGCGTCGAACGCTTCCTGCACCGTGTTGAACCGGCCAGGTGGCAATCGGTTCGACTGTTCAAGTTGGATCAGAAACGGGTCCCGTGCGGGAGCCACAGGTGGTATGAACTGAGGAGCTTGTGGCTGGGGAGTTGGTAAACCCATCCCGCCCGGTTGTGGAACCGGGACGGGAGGGTTGTTCGCTCCCCCAGACGGAGCACTCGGTATGTTCGGTTGTGGTGTGGCAGCCTGTTGCTGCAGCATCTGAAACGACGGTAACGCTGGGGTAGTCATGCCTGATCCTTATGTCTGGGGTGAAACATTCCCAAGCATGAGAATCTTTTTAGACTTGCATTGCAATAGCAAGATGTTTACAAACTACCTAGATTCGGCTTTTTCGGTTTCTTCGGTTTTACCCCCAGACGGAGTTACAGGTGTTGAATGTAGAGAATGAACCGCCGCACCTATCCCCGAAAGAGGTTGTCGCTTGGCTCAGCCAACGTGGCATTGAGGTGACAACGGATACCGTTCGCAACTGGTGCCTCAAAGGGGTACAGAACAAAAAAAGACCCGAGGTGCGTTGCTACCTCGGGTCATTCTGGTTGGGTGGTCGTCTTCAGATATTCAGGACGGATCTGATTGTGTGGGCTCAGGCTTTGGTGCCTCAAGATACCTGATCAGTTCGTCTACAGTCCAATCCTCGTGCTGCTTCAGAAGGTCCTCCATGCTGAGCTTGGAGTACACGATCTCGACGTCAGGACATATATCGCTGCCCATCGCCATGATGTCAGCCCGGGTCAGATACCCGCTCTTAGCGATGTCATACACCTGCATGGTTCTGATGTGTGACTTGTGGACCAACAGATACTCGCCGCTTAGTTCAAGAATCTTTTCTTTCAGCGTCATCCCAGTCTCCCCATGAAATCTACTGCAGCCTCTGGTGACGTACACGATGACGCCAGCATCGTCAGTGACTGCTTATCCTTCAGCCGCCCCGGAAACATCTTCGCAACACGAAGGAACTCTGTCTGGTTCCTCACGAGCTGACAAGCCGTCTCTGTACTCAACGGATACCTCACTTCGTCCGGGTGCTTCTTCAACCGCTCACACAACCGATGACGTCGTTCGGTGAACTCCACCTTCTGCATGTTGTGGATTCTTCTTGCGTAGTTCTTACAAGGTTCGCCGTACTCACCCTGTACCGGTGGTAGACCTTTCTTCGCCAGCCACTTGTTACTGATGACCCGGCAAGCCTCCTTCCGACTACGATAGTTCTTCGCGGTCAGGTGAAGCTCGATGTGCATGTAGAACCGTTCGTCGGCTGTGAAAATGTTCTCGAAGTGGTAGTGCTTCTGGTTGAAGTGTTTCTTCATCTCACGCAGGAGCTTCGGTACACGCATCGCCTGCATCTTCGGGTTGATACCAATGGCCCCGAAGTTACCGAGTCTTGTCAGGCGTGAGATGTCCTGTGACTCGATCTCGGCAAACATGGCCAGCATCTGCATGAGCATCTTGCCCTGTGGTTTGTCTGTCCGCAGATCGCCCTCAACGGTCATCAGGGACGCCCCGGTCTTGTGGATCGAATCGACCACTCGGTTAGCGTCGACCATTGACCTGAAGAGACGGTCTGGTCGCCACGCCACAACCATGTCGCCGGGCTTCAGTGCCTTGAGCATCTCGCCCCCAGCCTTTCTCTTCTCGAACTTGGTCTTGAAGGCTGACACCCCTTCGTCCTTGTACCAGACAATCTCAGCTCCACGCAGATCGTCGGGCAACATCTTTGTGAGCAGGTTGACTTGATGCTCAACAGTCTGGTCGTTCGTGGATACACGGACGTATGCGTGGACCCTTCCCGTGAACTTGTACTTGTCCGCTTCACGGTCACGCTGCATCTGCTGTAGGATAGCACCGACATCTTTTGATGAGCAGATGGTCTCGACGGGTTTGGGCTTTGGCCTCTCGGGGGCCTTCGTCCTTGCGATGACTCGTGACTCTTTGACTCGGGCTGAGATCAACTCGGATCTTAGCTGAGCCATGACCGCCATCATGTAAAGCATCGCCTTGCCATTGGCTGTGTCGGTGTTGAGCGTCGGGTAGTCGACGAACTTCACCGTCACGCCGTTCTGTACCCACTGGTCCATCACAGCAACCATGTCGTTGAACTGGCGGAACAGACGGTGGGTGGCCAACGCGATGATGACGTCGCCGGGCTTAGCGTTGCCGAGCAGCATGAGCCCACCCGGCCGTTGGCATAGCTTCTTCTTGAAGGCTGACTTACCGCCGTCAATGAAGACACCGGGCAGGTCGCAGTTGGTCTCAAGACCAAGCAGGTAGTCGTTGTTCTTGGCGTACTCAAGGCACACCCGAACCTGTTGGTCGATGGAGTACCCGTTGACGTACTGGTCGAGGGTTGATACTCGTGCGTAGACCCATGTGCTCATAAACTGCCCCACTGTGCCGCCATCGCGTCGGCAATACCTTGATACGTCTCAGACCGCTTCTTACCCCGGTCCTTCCCCGGTGACATCATATGTATCCGGGCCTCACGCCCTTCAACGATGTTTGTCGGTTCCAGCTTTGGCAAACCCTTTAACCAGAGGCAAGTAGCCTTTGTCTCCCCGTGGCCATACTGCCACGGTTGAACGATCTGGGTGTAGTCTACACCGATGATAACCTTGGCGTGCTTGTGCATGATCGGATTCTCAATACAGACTCTCGGGCAGTCAACTTCGAGAAATCTTTTGAAGAAACCGGCAGCAGCGGTCATCTTCTTGAGACGCCCCTCTTCTGTGTACAACCAACGGACTCCGCTGTTGCAGAGGTACGTACAAGGTGGGTGAGCGATGATCAGATCCCAGCCGCAGTTGAGAACGCTGAGAACATCGGCCTTGATGTGGTACTCGCTCGGTGTCTCCGAGTCGATGATATCGCAGGACCAAGCATCATGGCCAAGTTTGCGGAAGGCATCTCGCACCCGTCCGCTGTACTCACACGCAACAAGCACGTTCACGCTAACACCTCCGTCAAATGTGCAAAGTACTTGTCCGGGAAAGTACCATCGCCTTCCCGCACGATCCGGCCGGTCAGTTCTTCACTGTCAGACCATTGAACGTAAAGGCCGGGTCCAACATCGTCCCACACGAAGTGGATGTTGCACCCGGCTCTACCGATCAAACAGAACGTGACCTTGGTCATGGCCAACCCATACACTTGAGACGGTACGACAAAGACATACCGTGGAGGTTGTACGGGTCAGGGTCCAGCTTGGGGTTAAGCACGATCTTGTCCGTTGACAACTCCCTCGTCGGTTCTTCAGCCACCTCGGGTTTGACGAAGTGAGACTTGGCCGCAGCCTCCATCCGTGCGATATCGTCGATCAGTGTCATTGGATATACCCCCGAAACAGTGGTACCCCGTCGTTCCAGTTCAACGGCTCAAGTTGTGCCCAGTGGGTGACCATGTAGTGGAACTCTCCAGGTTCCTCAGCACCCTCATCGACAAAAATCTCACCGTCGAAGTAGAGCACGTCAACCCATCGCCAGCCAAGGTTCTTGTTGTGCCCCCAACACAGCACGTAAGATCCTTCTCTCGGCAAATGGTCCTTCACGTCAATCCGGTGCAACGTATGCGTACCGTCACTTGTCATCTATCTCTCCTAAAAATTTGAATCGGGCGGCTTTCTGTCCGTCCTGCATTGGCAATTCTACGACAGTGCCCTCTCGAAGAAACATGTCCAGTTCCTTCCTGGCTTCATCTTTCTTCAACTTGAGAACACTGTAGTACTCTCTCAGGGTCCACACCTCCCCGAATGACTTCTCGACACGTCGACGCCGGTCGGCCGCTTGTACGGCGAACCGAGCTGGTACCGATTCTTCTCGACCCAGCATGTAGTTACCGCTGGCTACCGCGAAAGCTGACTCAACGATGCCGTCGACCAGCTTCTGCTTCTGGTACCAGTTGTGCTCCATGAAGTCGATGGACTTCTGCATCCAATCCTTGTTGATGTTACCGTGATCCTGGTTGCCAACCTGGTTCAACTCCCAGAACCGCTTATCACACCCGCAGTCCAGTATCACAAGGTCCGCTGACGTACGTAACGCGATCTCAGCATGTCTAACCACGTCTGCTCGGTACGGATGATCCTCTGGCCACTGGCTGAGCGTCTGCGGAGACTTCTTATGGGCAGCATACTCTCGCCACAATTCTCGGGCTTGAGGGTCCAGTGTCATCGTGAGTGGCTTGACAGCCACGCCCGCACCGGCGAGGAGACCTGAGATTGATGGCAGGCCGATGGACGGCTTCACCGACTCCAGTCTCCCTACGATCTCGTACCACTGCTGTAAGAACTCCTGAACCTTGGCTATGGCTGCGGGATCTTCTTTGGCTGGCACGTCACCGATTGGATAGACGAACATTCTCGGTAGGAGCCCGTCCATACAATCGTTGATCGGCATCTGGTTCAGGTTAATCTTCTGGATGGCTGCACAGACTGTGAGGAACGGGCTCTGTACCCCGAAGGTGCCCTTCTGCAGAGTCCTCTTGATCTTGTCACCGGACCAACATTTGTGGAACAGACTGTTGTCTGATCCCTGCCCAGCGTTGGGTCCATACTTGCCGAGCATCTTGAAGAACTCTTTACCCTCGGTGAACTCCAGCATGATCCCCCGCTGGAACCGACTCATGAGGGAGACAAGCCCTTCGGGGCTCCCCTCTGTTGTAACACTTTCGGAGTGGGAGACCGGTCCTAGCAAGGCCGATAAGGTCTTACTCTTCCCCGTCCCGGAACCTCCCACTCCGAATGAAAACATCTGCAGACCCATTGTACTGTGGTCTGGACTAACTCTGACTCGTACGGCCTGCCCCAGTGCGTGCGACGTGACGCACAGGACCGCATGTAGAAATAGATTCCTCGGGTAGCCCGCTAGCTTTGCGTTCTGACTGGCTTCCTCAATGACGGCTGGGAAGATGTGTGACGGGATCTCTGGTGACTGGCCAGCATTGGTTGCTGCCTGCATGGACCTCATGGTTTCCAGAACGTCGTTGACGTCCTCCATGCTGATCTCGGCGGTTAACTCTTTCAGCGGATCTACCGGCCGCTGGAGGTTGTTGAAGAGGTTCTTAATCTCATGCTCGCCTCGGCCCTCCATCTCGTATGAACCGATGGCTTGTGACATGTACCGGCACAAGTCTTCGACATGGTTGCGGGGTAGCATCCACTTGGTGTAAAGCTCCTTGGAGAACTTCAGCAACCAGTCGTGACGGTAGCCTTCGCCGGGAATAAACCCTTCACCGGTTGACACGACATCGGCCTTTGAGTAGTCCTTGTCCGTGTAGTTGGTAAGGAAGAACTGGATGATGTTCTCTGGCATCGGTGCTGGGTCAACGTCCCAGGGTGCGTGCCCCTCTATCCAGTTGTAAAACTCTCCAGTATCCGGGTGCAACGACGGTGGCGTTACCGAATACTGTCGTCGCTTGTTCTTCTCGTTGTAGAGACCGAGACGGCACTCGATGTTGCTGACCTTCAGGTTGGCCTTGTTGAATACGGCCAGCCGAGGTTCGTACTTGAAGAGATGATGCGTACCACGTCGAGACGTGGCGTACATGATCGTCTTGACGCCGGACTCCTTGATCATCTCGTCAAGGATCTTAACAGCGTTTGCATCGTCCGGCTCAACGTCACAGAGATTAGACTCCGGTCCGAATGAGATGGCGAGGTTGAACTGTCCAGATGGTACGAGCGTTACGAACGTGTTGATGTTGTTCGTCGCGTAGGCGTCCCAGTCGCCTTCGTGAAGGTACTTATCTTTGTAGCCATACCTGAGTGGGAATACACGGATGCCGTGGCGACAGAGGTGCCCAGCCGTTCGCAACGCCGCCTGGCGGTGCTCTTGCAATTCATTCATCTTTATCTATCTCCGGGGGAAGTCGGACGGAGATAGTGTCTATTCAGATGGCGGGGTTGTCAAGTCTCGGTTTCAGCGATGCCAAGACTTGAGAATGTTACCGATCGGGACACAGAGGGTTCCTCAGTCGCCGGAACCTTGGTTTCAATACCGATCGGTATCGCGGGGACCCTTGGTTTTTTGCATACCGGGTAGACAGGTTAAACCAGTTAGACCTTATACGTTATACCCGAGGTTAGGCCAGGCTAGCCTGAAGGGTTTCGTTAGAAACCTAATCACTGGTAAAACTTTAAGCCGGTTTAACCAGCGAGACCTGGTAGACCACTAGCCCGCGATGCGGGCATAGTAGGTCTACCAGGCTGGCCTGTCAAATCCATACTAAAAATTTGTCAGAGAAAGGTTCTAAATAACTCCCATCCACGTTTACCGGGCCAAAGCCCGGTTAAACCGTAGACGGTAATACCAGGTTAGACCAGTACCGGACAGTAAAAATCTTTACCAGTCTACAGTGTACAATCGTCAACTGCATCCGGAAAGCTGGTGCCCGGGCACCAAGATGCAGTAGCTGCACCAGACGTTTGTACACCAGTTCCTATGGTAAAGAATCTTACCAACGATGGTTTGACAAAAGTCTTACCGGGGCGATGATACGCCCGGTGACATTCACATTTTATTCGGAGGTTGATATGACGTTGCACGAACTGAACTTGGCGATCGTTAAGTGGGCAGACGATCGGAAGATTCTGGCACACAGCTCGGCTTACGCTCAGGCGTTTAAGACAGCAGAGGAGGTGAAGGAGCTGGTGGAAGCCTTGTATCTAATGCGATATCTAATGGCTTACAAGGTCTCGGACTGGGACTACCAACACGAACGGACTCACGAGCAGATCATGGACGCTATCGGAGACATCTACGTCACGTTGATCGTCGGTAGCACACTCTACGACGAGGAGTACTGCGATCTGGTGACACCTACGTCTCAGAGGTCATCAGTAGTACCTTCATCGGTGCCCAACCCCGTCGACAGACTGCAGAAGGCTCTGATCCCACTTGGGGCCGCTTGTAAAGGTCAAGGCTCGTACTGGATGACCTGGCTGCTTATGGTGGCCTACATTTCTCAGATTGCGGAAGAAGCTGGTACAACTCTTGTGGACTGCGTCAAGCAGGCTTATGATCAGATCAAGGACCGGAAGGGGCACCTGACGGCAGAAGGCATCTTTGTGAAGGAGGAAGTGTAGTGAAAGCGAGATTCATCTATACCCATCGGGACATGACGACCGGCAAAGTGTACGAGGTTGATGTAACCCCGTCCGGATACTTCGGGGTGTATGACGACCGGAAATGTCGAGACATTATGCCGGGTATTTGGTTCGAAGTCATACCCGAAAAGCCGCCAGAGGAACCGGCTGCTACTACAAACGTAGTACAACCCCGGAGGAAGTTCAAGGCGGGAGACAAGGTCCGACTTCGTAAACTTGCGTACGGCACGGAAATAACTTTAGGACGGGACTGGGGGTCTACAGAGACTGTCCGGGACGTATTCAAGGTCCGCGACGTGGCCCTTGAATACGGTAATTCGACCACGACACAAATACTACGTGTCCAAGGTGTTGCCCCGGAGATGTCTAACCTCTGGTTTGATCTGGTCGAGGAATCCGCCGCACCCGAACCGACTATCGGAGAGATCCGAACCTTCGAGACTGGGGCGACACGTAACCTCGACAGCTCAAAGAACGATTACGAGGGGTTCTTGTCACCAACCGTGATCAAAGCCTTTGGGGACTACATGACGTCTCACCGCAAGCAGAAGGACGGTACGACGCGGGATAGCGACAACTGGCAGAAGGGAATCCCGATTGACGTCTACATGAAGTCGATGTTCCGCCACTTCATGGACGTATGGACTATCCATCGTGGCGGCACGGCGATTTCTCCGGACAGCGGCGAGCAGGTTGACATCGTTGAGGCTCTCAACGCAATGCTGTTCAACGTCCAGGGGATGATGCACGAAACGCTGAAGAAGGAGGCGAACCGTGAAGAATGAGGTTGCCCGTGAGAAGTATTGGGGGTCGACTGCGTCAAAGCTGCAGGTACTGAAGGTCAACGAGCGTGTTGTGGCCTGCACAGACGAGAACCCCCGTACGGCTAACGAGATCGCCAGGACTGTTGTCGAGATATACGGGGGGAACATGGAGACAGCCAGGAAGCGGGTTATGGCTCTTGCGGCTGTCGATAACGGCCCCCTGATGGAAATAGGTTTCAGGCGGTGTAAGGTTACGGCGTGTGAGGCCCGCACGTTCGTGCTTCGTGTCCATGAATCGTCGGATACATCTTCTCAGGAGTAGGAAACGGGTTGTGCCGGGGTATTCCTTTCGGTAGGATTACTCCGGTTCACCAACTTTGTTTTCTGGAGCCCAGCATGTTCACGTTGGAAAAAGGTGTAAGTCCTAACGTCGTAAAAGTAGCTCTCGACTGTAGCAAAAAGAAAGAGCACTGGTTCCTGCTATCTGGAGACCGGCACCACGACAACCCACACTGTAACCATGAACTTGAGAAGAGACACCTGGACGAGGCCCTCGAACGTGAGGCCGGGATCATTGACATAGGAGACTTGTTCTGTGCAATGCAAGGCAAGTACGACAAACGGTCAAACAAGTCTGACATTCGACCCGAACACCAGAACGGTGAGTACCTCGACTCACTGGTAAACACCGCTGCCGACTTCTATGAGCCGTACGCCAAGAACATCGTTGCTCTCGGGTACGGCAACCACGAGACGAGCATCCTCGGTCGACACGAGACCAACCTGACCGAACGTCTCGCTCAGGCCCTCAGGACGAAGACTGGAGCTGTAGTTCCTGTGACGGGCTACACAGGTTGGATCAAGTTCCTGCTGGATGATGGGTCGGGCCACAGGACCTCACGAGTTCTCTGGCACATGCACGGGTACGGAGGTGGCGGTCCCGTCACACAGGACACCATCCAGGCACAACGACAGAACGCCTACGTCGATGGGGCCGATATCATGCTGAGTGGTCACGTCCACCAGCGGTGGGTACAGGAGAACATGAAGGTGTACCTCGATAGTTACGGTGAGGTCAAGCAGCGTAGCTCATGGTACGTCAAGACGTCGACGTACAAAGAAGAATACGGTTCCGGGGTAGGTGGGTGGCACGTTGGAACCGGCAAGCCGCCGAAACCACTCGGAGCCTGGTGGCTGAAACTTACGTATGACATGTTCACCGTCAAGAAACAGCGACGTGTCGTAACCCACATCGAGCTAACACCAACGTCAGGAGCTTGACATGACCGCTGAACTGAAGCAATACCCACATAGGCGGATGGAGAGAAAAAGTGCTTGATCTACTGACCCAAATAGTGCAGTTCCTCTGGGAGTTGATGCCCCGACCGACGATCGTGGCACCAACCGAAGAAGCGGCCTGTTACTGGTTCGGTAGATACGGCCGGGCCAAGGGTCCGGGGCTGTACATCATCTGGCCGCTCATTCAGTACTGGAGGGTCCACACTGTTGTCAGCCAGATATGCGAGACGGCAATCATCGCTGTCACGTCTTCAGACGATAAGACGTGGCAGTGGAGGATCGGTATCGAGTATGAGATCAGTGACATTCTCAAGTACGAGACAATGCAGTTCAGTGGGCAGAACCATCTTGAACTCATCGGCGGCTCCGGGTTAGTAAAGATCATCAGCCAGCTTACGGCTGACGAGATCAAAACCCGAGGTGTGTGGAGCATCTGCAATACGATAAAGGTTCGTATCTCAGACTCCGCTGATCAACGGGGTATTAAAGTTCTGGCGGTACGGCCTATCATGGCCAGCCAATGTGTTCCAGTGTTTCTGTCGAGGGCAGAAAGGTTGGTGGACTGATGAATGACGTTAACGTGTTCCTGGAGGAGAAGTGAGATGGTGTTTACTCGGATGTGGGCAGATACTTGGTTGCTGAACATGAACTGGCAGTGTTACGTACAACGATCGTTTGGTCCTACACCGGCTTGGCAGTTTGACCCGGCTAAACCAGCTATCGTTATGAGGTCTCCTGACCCACTACTTTACCAAGGAGGTGACTGGTGAAGATTACTAAAGTCGGAACCAAGCCGAGCGATAACCTGTGGGTCGGTAGCTGCGGCAACTGTGGTTCTGAAGCGGAGGCTACCCAAGCAGAACTGAAGAAGATCGAGACCTGTCAAAGGGAGGGTAGATGGGCTTGGGAGGTCTGCCCGGTGTGTAGTGCCGGAGAGGGAAGGGATGGGCACGGAGGGATGATCTTCTACCCCAAGTAATCTCGCCCATGAGAATCTGCCCGGCACCTCTTGCCGGGCATTTTCGTTTCGGCAATACTGTTGGGCAGGAGGTGCTTTATGATAGTCTACATTGTGCGGGGGTATTGGGACTGCGAGGGGTCACGCATTCTGGGCGTGTATCTGACAGAGATTGAGGCAGATCGCAGGGTCCGTAGTCTGAGAGAGGGTCAGTACCAGTTTGACCGGTACGGCTATGATGAAATCACTATCGGGGAGGAGTGCTCACTGTGACAACCATTTTCTTAGACCTTGATGGCGTACTGGCCGACTTCGTGTCGGGTGCCATCGCAGCGGCTGAACTGCCGATCACAGCCGATCAGGTAGAGCACTGGAACTTCTTCGAGGATTACATGGACGATGACGAGTTCACGAAGCGGATCAACGACACGATGTACTTCTGGGACGACCTGCCAGTCTATCCCTGGGCACACGAGCTTGTTGACTACCTGAAGACCAAGGGCGACATCGTGTACTGCTCATCGCCGGGGAACCACGATGAGGCCGCGACGGGCAAGTTGAACTGGCTCCGCAGGCACGGCTTCCTGAGCAAGCACAGCAAGAACTACGTGCTCACGCACTACAAGTGGTTGCTTGCCGGGCGGGACAGGATTCTGGTGGATGACAGTGACCAGCAGTGCCGGTCGTTTGACCTGAGCGGCGGGGCTTCAGTGATCTTCCCTCAGAAGTGGAACGAAATGGGATATGCGATTAGCCATCGTTCTGTGAGTGTTGCTGATCAGGTGGACGATATTGGGTATAACTGTTGGAAACCACATTGTAAAGTTGGAGGTGTGTGATGATCACAGCAAAAGACATTGAGATAAAGTCCTATTACCGAAAGGAGACTCGTGCCACTGAGGTGCAGGCCGATGTCTTACTCCGAGCGGTGGGAACTGTGCGGGACCCTGACATCTACGAAGGGGCCATGTCCGTTGAGTGGATGGAGATGCGTCTCAAGGAG